GGGAATCCTTGATGATCTTTATAGCGATCTAGTTGAAACAACTCTTTGGAGTTTTGAAGATGAGGAGGCTGTTAATGTCTAAATCAATTGTCTTTACAAAGAAGGAGCTCTGGTTAAATCAGGCTCCTTCATTTAATTTCGAACTTGATCAAGACCAACTATTGGACAAAGCTTTAAACGCAGGCTTTGTAAAAGAAATTGGTGAAGATCAATATCAAGTAAATTCTAATTACGGAGAAGAATAATGATATGTCAAAGATGCGATGGTAAAACTAGAGTTTATGACGTTAGACCTATGGAAGGATCGGAAGGCAGGGTTCTTTACCGTAGAAGAAAGTGCTTGAAATGTGAATATAAATTCATTACGTTTGAAGAGAGTCACAACCGAAGGAGGGCAAAATGACTAATTTCGATGCCATAATGATAGCTGAAGGAGTGCATAAGCCAGAATCTAGAGAAGAGTATTTAGAGGCATGGCAACAACTGGTTAACACTGGTTTAGCATGGAGCCTTCAGGGAAGCTTTGGAAGGATGGCACAATCTCTTATTGAGAATGGTGATATTCTTTCCAAAGAGGATTGGGATCGTGAGCGTAAGCTTGATGATCCTGCCAGCTACATAACTTGATTTTTCTGTCAATACTAAGGCTGAAAATAAAGTTAATTTATAAGCTACCTATTCATTGAGTGGGTAGCTTTTTTTCTATAAGATGGAAGACCTATGTTAATCAAAGAAGCCATCGTCAAAGTAGCCAGAGAACTTAAAAGAGAAAAAGAAATTGAGTATCAAGATTCAAGTATTCTCGATGGCTATCCTCAAGATCTTAATGAAGAAGAAATCAGACAAGCCATGGTAGCTCTATCTGCCGTATCCGATGTTATCTTTAAACTACAATAGATCGATATTCTTGTAAGCATCCTCAAAATTATTGCCTAGCTTAGACCATTCAAGATCACCACTAAGCTTATAAATCCATCCTGAGACTTTATGCTTACGTCCATAAGGGTTCTTAGGTACCCATTTAAGTTTTACCCTGTCAAAACCCCTTTCTGTAAATCTACTTATTAGCTCGTCTTTCTTGCTCATAAATTTCTGTCCAGTATTCTTCATACATGGGTCTAAATTCTTCTAGGGTGGGAATGGATAACTTGGGAGTTGACCTAAAGGTTTTTATGTACCTTCTATAGGCAGTCTTTAGTTGGTCCTCCGTGTACAATAACATTCATCAGTGTATAGTTACTCTCTCATCGTTATCATAAACGAAAACGTCTTCTAATTCACCTATAACTTCTACACCTAACTCTTCAGCCGCAAGGTCTGCTTCTTCTATTGTTGGTGCAAAAATTCTTGGTCCGCTGTATGTCTGTCCTTCTTTAGTGAATTCTGTAAGGAAGATTTTCATTTTTTTGGTGGTGATTTTTTACTGCCGCCTTTGCCTGCCCATAAGTCTTTACGTGCCCAATAGTTGGCTGAGAATTTATCGTTCTTCGTAAGTTGCCCAGATTTATTTCGAATACCGCCTGATCGAGCAAGATAGCTCCTGCGAGCCGAATCAGAATAGTTATGCCCGTAAGATTTGTGCCCGTAATTAACGACTTTGATTTCATCACCTTTTTTTGCCAGTACTGTTTTTTTATAATTGCCAGAACCAGAATACTTTTTAGGCTTGTTGAAACCGGGATATTTTTTCCCCCGATAGACTACACCATCAGAAACTCTTTTAGCATCACTTGCTTTTGCCATATGTTCTCCTTGCTTTACGGGCTTTCTTTGTATTAGGCACGTATTGTTTACCCTTCTTCATACCTTTTCTTTTCTTTGCCGAAGTGGCTCGGTACTCAGCAGGGGTAAGAGCATCAATCGCTTTCTTGGGAAGATATCTTTCTCCCGTAGCATTTTTGCCTTGAACTGATGGTTTACCTGATTTGGTTCCCCATTGTTGTTTAGTCCAAAGTTTAAGGGATTTTTGCGATTTACGTAATGCCATTATACAAATTAGTTATAGTTATTTATTAATTTTATTTATGGCAAAGATCTTTGATCCATTTCCATAGAGCTGAACAGCCATCCTTGATCCAACCCCATACAACGGAACAACACCATACCATTTGTTTCCACCACCATTTGCAACCTTGCCAAACAAAGCTACATAACATTAGAAACCATCTTTTTAAATCATCATATGAATACATTATTTATAACCTCCGCCAGCTGCTTTATATTCTCTAGCTAGCATTTGAGCCTTACGAGCTGACCATTGTCCAGCCCTACCACCTTTACTCCCAGCCAAGATCTTATTAAAAAGTCTTTTACGCATTGCTGGTTTAGTGTAGTTGCCTGCTTCGTTTACTCTACTTTTTCTTTTTTTTGCCGGACTTTTTCTTTTTGCTGCCATAGCCTTTACCGTAATTACCCATTATTTCCTCCAAAACTTTTTAGCTTTGATTTTTGCTTTATTAGATAACTCTCCGTAATGAAAGAGTCTAACACTACTAGAGCTGTGTTTTGTTCCAGAGTGCAAAGAGCCATCAGGCATCTTATGTGTGCCGCCTCTGTGGAGAGTTCCGTCTTTCTTGTAGTGGTTTACGCCTTTCATTTTCTAAATAATCTTACGACTCTATGATACACCATATTCTTCATGCCTTTCAAAGATCGTGTATGCTCTGGTAATTCATCCCAAGCTTTCTTTCTTTCCTCCCGAGTAGGCAGGCTAGCGATGGTCTTAGGAAGAGCCATTTGCATACATAAAAGGTATAACAAATCGTGTGCTTTTTCATCAACATCAGAGATGTAATCCATTCTTTCTTTGTGGGATTTAAGTTTGCTTATTTCATGGGCATAAGCAAGTGTATCGAGATCGCCCCAACGATCAACGTGTTTCATGCTTTTTAAAATAAACTCTGGTTAGATACCTTCGTATTACAGCAGTAGCTGTGAGAACGCCTGTGGTCCATGCAGTAATAACAAAAGCACTATCTGTGAATAGCAAAACAAGATACACCACCAGCCAACTTAAAGGGAAATTGATGGTCAAGCCCAGCAGTGTATCTGTAATGCTTTCTATTAATGAACTTCTATCAAGTTTTTTTCTTGTCCTTTTTCTCATCCTTTTTTCCATACACCCGTTCCCAATTAGCGAACCACTCGGCTTCGCTGATTTGTCTAGGGCGTTGCTTTGATCCTTTACCCATTATCCTTGTCCTCTATATTTTTTAAAATTACGTTTATAGTTTTTGTTCATAGATGAAGTGGCTAAGTTTCTTCTACCCTGTGAAGTCTTCTTGCCTCTTACACCACAAACTGATTCGTGATTTATTAGTGTGTTACTCTTCTTCGCCATAGTGATCGTGATGATACAACGCTAGTATTCCGTAGTGAATAATTTTTAAAATATCTTTTCTGTTTCTTCCTTCTTTTTTCCCGTATCGAGCAGGCAGTTTTTGTAAGTTGCCAAAGATAAATCCTTCACCATGTCCTGACTCCATAATCCCATCCAATGCTTGAAAGTTATTTTTAGTTACATAGTGCTGACCATAAGTGCCATCAATATATTTCTTAACTTCTTTCAAATATTTTTCTTCTTTAAATTTATACTGCATTTAAAACCTCCTTCACACGTTGTAGCAGTTCCTCTTCCGTTCCATATCTTTTGACAAACTCAGCTTTGTAAGGATGTCGTGATACATAAGTATCGTTGTTAACTCCCTCTCTGTGATGATGGAAACAAAGAGGGATAGTTTTTAAGTGAGCTTCAGGTTTGGTCTTACCATCTATGTGGTGCACCTCAGCTGGAGTCTCACAATCTAAATGCAATCTACAGACTATACACCCTAGCTGGCATATCGAATCCATCCACTGTTTCTCCAACTTGTTCGGATTTCTGCCTTTCATATTGCTCGTATAAGAAATTTAAATTTTGATCTAGGTACTTATTATAAGATAAGCCTAAGTCTTTGTAATTTGTTTCTCTTCGAGTTAGGTATAAATAGTCTTGATGCATTCTATTGCAAAATTCACTAAATGATTCAAGCCCCATATCTACTCCTCTCCTGTCTTAGATTAGCCATCTTCGTTCTCCATTCCTCGAACTGCATATCAACTGCTGACTTCTCAGTTTGCAGTGCATCGAGGCTGGCTTTTGCCACAGCGACTTGCATAGTAGCTTCGCTGTACTCGTCTGATGCTTCAGCCTTAGATTTCTGAGCGTTGTAGCTACGCTCTCCGTCCTCTTTAGCCTTACATAATTCAATCCAGAAAACCCTCTTAAGGTTAGCTTCTGATTTCAATACACTTATCCTAGCTTCAGATATCTTTGGAATAATATCTCTAAGCTGCTGATGGAAATTTTCAGATTGGTCCATAGTCCTCCTCTTCTTTTTTCCCGAATGCCACGTGCTCAGGGTCCATAAACTTCGATGAAGCACCATTGAAGCTTAACTGAAACTCACCTGTCTCGCCCATTCTGTTCTTTCTAATAATCACGTCTGCTAAACCTGTGTCTAGAGAATCGTAATACTCTTCTCTATATAACATTATAACCATGTCTGCGTCTTGTTCGATAGAGCCACTATCTCTAAGATCTGAAAGGACTGGGCGTTTGTCCGTTCTCGCTTCCACACCCCGATTCAATTGAGACAACGAGATTAATGGACAACCGACATCTTTAGCCAGCCCCTTCAGAAGATTTGAAATGTAAGTCATTGATGCTGTTCTACTATCAGAATTGCTTGGTGCTTTATTGCTAGTCATGAGCAACTGTAGATAGTCTATTACTATAAGATCAATGTCTTGAACAGCTTGTATTGCTTTTGTTTTATTGATAAGAGTTTCTATAGTGATAGGTGATTTGTCATAGACATAAAGATTCTTTTGATAAAGTTTTTCTTTAATCTTGTTGAACTTCATCCAGTCAACTTCATCCAACTCACCAGTCATCAGCTTATCCATTTTTAGTGAAGACTCAGATGCAATAATCTTTTTGACTAGCTGTTCATTGGTCATCTCTAGACTGAAGACCAAAACAGTTTTGCCTGCCATAATGTTATTTGTTGCTACGTTCAATGCCCATGTTGTTTTTCCCATCCCGGGTCTACCTGCAACAACAATTAGATCACCATCTTTAAAACCCTTGATCTTACGATCTATCACATGGAATCCTGTCTTAACAAGCTTTTTAGAAATAAGGTCTGTATTTTGTAATTCTTCTTGAACTGTTTCTAAAATATCTTTAACTTCAATAGGTGCTCCAACATTTTTGGTTACTTTATTTTCAATGAGTAGTTGATTAACACGATCCACTTTCTCAGCAATCTCAATATCTTCTTTAACAATCTCAGGAATCTTATCAGCAAGCTTTAAAAGTTTATTGTTAGCAGTCTTGTAATGCATCTGCTTGATCCAGTTGCTGTAACCAGCTGGTGAGATACAGTAAGCACAAGCTTCTCTAACTTCCTCAAACATATATTCATCATCCATAAAGTTTTTAATGGTAACTATGTCCGATGCTTGTTTATCGAGCATGATCTCATATGCTTTTCTATAAGCAGTGTTTTCAAAATCTTCTGGCAATAAACCATCTTCCTGAGCTTGCTTAAATCTTTTACGATCTAAAGCCATAGCTCCAATTAGATTCGCTTCTAGTTCATAAATTTCTTTATCCATATCTCCTCTCTATAATTGCTTCAAATTGATTGATGCTTAACATGGTTCTAAGTGTAGGCTTCTTGTCCCAAAAAGATCTTATCCACCTTTTATGTCCATCCGAGTTTGCGATCTCAAAATATTTATACCAAAAGTCTTCACTGGTAAGATCTATTTTCTTCCCCGTTTTGGGTGAGACGATTCCTTTAGCTGCAAGCTGACCCAATTCTTTCCATCTTGGTCTACCTATAAATGAGTTGACACTGTGGGCATAAAAATCTTTATCGAGAACCTCTTTAAAGATTTCATTTATCCTGTCTAAATCTAATATACTAAGGTTTTTAGTATATGCTTTAGTATTGTAGCCGGCTCCCGGCGGGGGGTAGCCGTCTGGCGGCGGGGTCAATAAAGTGTATAAATTGCTAGTATTATTTCGCTTTACCCACTCGACTAAACCTACCTCTCTCATTTTAATTAAGTTGTCTTTTATTGTAGAAGTTGCCAATCCAGTTATCTCACGCAACCTATTATGTGATGGATAACTTTGACCGTGCTGATCAGAATAGTTAGCTAATACAATTAGAATTAATTTTTGTGTTGGAGTTACCGGTTCTTTTAAAACCTTGGTTATATATTCAAGTGACATTTATTTCCCTCATGACTTCGTATTTTAAACCTAAAAAATAATTATTGTAAAGAGTTGTTTTAAAATAATAAAAAGATTACAATACGCAGTAGGAGGTTTTTAATATGACAACACCTAAAATATATAAGGCGTTGAAAGGGGTTCAAGACTATATGATCAAGAACCCAATAGCCAAGGAGGGAGTTAATTCTTTCCAAAAATATAAGTACAGAGGGATTGATCAGATCATTCAATCTTTCTCTAAGCCGTTACATGACAATAGTATTCTTACTGTTGTGCAACCTGATTTAAAAGTATCAACAAAATTTCTAGAAGATAGTAGATCAACATTGACTAGAGTTGTTGGTACCCTCAGATTTATTTCTACCGAAGATGGTTCCTATATAGATAGGTCCTATGTTGGTCACAGCAAATCACAGCAAGGTAAAGACCTAGAGTCAGCAAGATCTTTTGCATATAGAAATGCTTTGCTTGAAACTTTCTGTGTACCATTTGAAGGTGTAGTAGAGCCTGAGCTTGAAGGTGTAGATGAATCAGCTCCAGTTGATGAAGAAGAATCTTTTGACATTGTTGATGATTTCAAAAAAGAAATCGCAGGCAAGTCTGGAGAAGAAGCTAAAGAAATATTTAATAAATATGAAAAGATAGCTGTCCTATCCAACGACAGAGATACTAGAGTTCAGCTGGGCAAAGAGTTTGCTAAGTTGGTGTCATCATGAGTGTTATTAAACAAGGAACACAGGCATGGCACGACCAGCGTAAGAACAGAATAACTGGAACCAGAATTCCACGTGCTGTTAAAGAATGTGCTTGGGCTAAAGGTGATCAATGGGAAGCATTGGGTAGAGATATGTATCGTGAGGCACACAACCTAACCCAAGATCCATTTGATCAAAGAGCCCTTTATGCTATCACCTATGGTAAGGATCATGAGCCTATTGCTTTAGATAAACTTAAAGACATGGGCTACAAGATTACACAACCATCTTTTGTTGTTCATCCAGAACACGATTGGTTGGGTATGTCTCCAGATGGAGTGCTAATCAAAGGTAGAAAAGGAAACATATCTGCTGTTGAAATTAAATGTCCGCAAACTAAACCAGTGCAAAATGTCAAAGAACAAAAAAGAAACTATTGGCATCAGATGCAACTAGGCATGGAATGTATGGACATAGATGAAATGCTTTTCTTTCAGTGGTACGAGGATGCACACTTCCAAGAATGGGTAGAACGTGATCCAAATTGGGCAAAGACATACATACCAAAAGCAAGAGAGTTTATGGATTGGTATGCTGAAAAGTCTAAGGACCCAACATACGTTGCCAGATGGTCAGAAGATAAAGAAGAACCGGGAATCAATTATAAGAGTGTTAGTGAGGATGATTACACAACTGAACTAGCCTCTGTATTAAAAGAACTAAATGAGCTCAAAGATAGATCAGCCTATCTAGATACTAGAAAGAAAGATCTGTCTGCTGTGTTGGTAAAAAAATACGGCGGAGCATTTAGTACCCCAAGAGTGAAATGTCATATGACACAAGCTAGGGGTCGTATTAACTATGCCAGACTGGTTAAAGACCAGAACATACCTTTCGAGGTTATGGAAGGGTATCGCTCAGAAGGTGATACAAGAATTTATACCAAGTTGCTGGAGGAGTAATGATAATGTTTGAACGCAAAACGACTGAAAAAAAGTCAATCAGTTCAAGAATTGAAAAATCTACTTACGACAAACTTGTGAAAGCAAGTGGGAAAAAAGGACATAGGTTCTTTGATCGTAAGGTTGCCTATATGGTTAACAAGATTTTACAAGAATGGGCTGATAAGGAGTAAATAATATGGCTGATTTTGATAATACAAATAGAGGTTCTATTTGGAAAAACGAAAGGAAGGAGACTGATAAGCATCCTGACTTTACTGGAAGTATAAATGTTGAGGGCAAAGAATTTTGGCTCAGTGCTTGGAAAAGAAAACCGGGTGCTAAAGAAAATTCACCGGCTTTAACATTTGGTGTAAGTCCTAAAACTGGTGGTGGCGGTGCTCCAAAACCTAAAGTTGATGAAGACATACCTTTTTAGGAGGAATTATGGCTGAAGAAAATCCAACCATAAATCTTGTAGTAGATGGTGAGGCTAGACAATACAAGCTAGATACCCTATCAGATGCCGCAAGACAAAAAATAGCCCAACTGCAGTTTGCTGGTAACAATGTTTTACCATTGATATCAGAAGTTGCTAGGCTAGTACAGCTAGGTCAAAAGGTAGATCAAGGGGAGTTAACCTCTTTACTACCAAAGGAGTATGTTGTACTTGAGCAGGAAAATGCTGTAGAATCGGAACCAAAGATTATAACAGGAGACGATTCTTCTAAACAAAGCAAATGAATGCAAATTTAGACAAGAGTCTCTCATCTTCTGAGAGGCTCTCATCTATTCAAGGCGAGGCATCGCTTTCGGGCTCCCCTTGCAATGGAGGTGTCTGCTCTACAACACTAGGTGATATCAGATGTAAAACTTGTGGTAGAACAGAAGAAGAAGTCAGAACATGGCATCAAATGCCAGAAATCAAAAGAAAGGTTATTAATCTTAAAAACGCCGCAGAGGGATTCAAAATAAGACAAACCCAATCACAAGAAGATCGTTGGTCTGAGTTACAGAAACTTAGAACCATTGACAATCTTAGTATAGGAGATGTCTTTAACAGGGTCCTAAAGGTAGCCACATCTCAATCAGAGATGTATAGGCAGGACCATAAGTGCATTGATATTTTGAAAAAGATAATTGCATCAGGTCATGATCTTAATAACATTTCTGTTAAGTCTGTAATGTCTGAAAATGACTACTCAGAAATTAAACAGAAGTTCGAGTAGAGCATTTCAAAAAGATTTACTAACTGGTCAACAGTTAGAGAATAGAGTTCTCTCTAATATTAGAAAAAAATATCCAACCGCAGTACTGATTCCGGGAAAGTTTAAACCTTACGATATCTTTGTTCCTGAGAAAGATCTTAAGATAGAAGTCAAAGCAGACTACAAAAGCAAAGAGACTGGCAACATTATTATTGAAGTCTTAATGTATGGCGTACCATCAGCCTTACTATCAACAGAAGCAGACTACTGGATCATTGATACTGGTGAAGAACAAATGTGGATCAAACCCAACAAGATCATCGAATGCATAATATTAAATAATATTAAGTGCCAAGAAATTTTAGGGGACGGAGATACCCAAGTTAAGATGGCTTGCTTGATTCCAATAGACATATTTAAAGATTATGTTTGTCACAATACTTGATCTTTCTTGTAATGTGTGTATATAATGTTTACAACAATGAGGGAAAATATGAATAAAAAATATTTCTTTACGAACACTTTCATGTACAAATGGAAGGCAGGAAGAATGATGCTGGAAGTAAGATCCGTAGGTCATAAATGGGTATGGGTTAAACCAACAGGCAGAAAGCAATTCACAAAGATATCTAGAGCTGAATGGGATCAGATATCAAACTCTAAAACTTTTGAAGAATACATTCCAAAACAGGAGGAGGCATGAACGGAGATTTAGAACGCATGGTCTACAACGGAACTATGGATATGGCAACCTATAATTGGTGGCTTAACTTTCTTAACAAGTTAGGTGAACTAGCTTGGTATTTTATGGTCCCTTTTATGATATCACTAGCCGTCTTAATAGCTTACCAATTAGGCAAGAAAAGGGGGAAGGATTAATGCCCAAGGGTTTGTTTCGTAATTTTCCCTACATTGAAGGTTTGGCTCACCTGAGAGGCAGTACGAGCCACAATGGAGATGTTTTATGAAGACTTGGGATAACGCTATCAAAGAATATTATTGCATACACAAAATGGGGAAGAATGATTTCACCTACAGGAGGTACTTTGATGCGTTATTCTCAGGTCGTTTAGTTCAGGACATTACCAGAGAAGACATAGCAATGGCTAGATCGGGGATAAAGAAAAGTCCCGGTACAGTCAATCGTTATTTAAATTACTTCAGAGCAATACTTACATTTGCTTATGAAGAGCTAGGTTGGTTGGACACCAAACCTGTAGTAAAAAGAGTGAAAGAAGATTCTAAAAGAGTTAAGTATTTCACAGTAGAGGATATCAAGAGGTTGCATAAATTTCTCCCACTTCATTTAAAAAAACCTTTTGTGTTCTCATTGCTTACTGGGGTGAGGATGTCCAACTGCTTTAATCTAAAGTGGGAAGATATTAAAAAAGATCAGATCGCCATTGACGGGACAGAAACTAAAAATGGTAGGGGTTTATGTGTACCAATCAATAAGAAGTGCAGAGAGCTCCTAGAATCGATTGAAAGACAAGGTCCTTATGTTTTTACCTATAGTGGTAGAAAAATGCGTAGAGCGTCAAATACGGGCTGGTACACTGCTTTAAAGAAAGCAAAGCTCGAAGGCTTTCGTTGGCATGATATAAGACACACTTGGGCTACTCACCATGTGCAGAATGGCACCTCCTTGCATACCCTGCAACATCTTGGTGGGTGGTCTGACTTTAATATTGTTAATAGGTACGCACATCTATCTAATGATTATTTAAACGATGCTTGTGAGACAAGTAATAGTTTGATATCTTAGGTTTGAAAACCTTCTTAGCGGGGCTAGTATGTTTTGTTCATATCTCCCTCATCCTAGTATGTTTTACTAGTCCTGCTTTTTAATTATTTTTTAAGTGAATCTCTATAATACTTATTGAATCTAAGCATTATTTTTAATCTCTTGGCATTAATTTTTTCTAGTTCATCGTAATATTTTTGTTTATCTTTATCAAAATAC